TTTCTTCTTCTCCATCAAGATCACCTAATTCAACATTTTCTTCATCTTGTTCAGTAATTTCAGCTAAAATTTCATTACGAAGATATTCTTTAAATTGAGATTTTTTAACTTTACCTTCCATTTTCATGCCTTTTTGTAACTTTTGAGTTTTTTCTAACTCATCATTAAATTCGGCTTGTTGGTCAATTTTATCTTGAGAGACTTCATTCATTTTTAGAATTTCAGTCTTTAAATATTCTTTAAATTCAGATCTTTTCATTTTATTATTTTTTAGATTTAGCAGCCTTTTTACCCCATGTTTTACCTTTACCTTTATCTTTACATTTTGAAGGAGTGGGTTTACAAGCAGGGTAAGAGCGCTTTTCACCTTTTTTTCTACCACATGATTTATAACCTGTTACTTTTCCATCTTTACGAATGGGAGCATTACAATCTACCCATCCTCCACCTTTACCAGGAGCACCTGATCTTTTAAACCAGTTGCGTAAAGTTTCTTTTGCTTTTTCTTGGAGCATGGTTTGAGTTTCTTCTTTCAAACCTTTCCAAATATTACCTTTACGACACCTAACAACAGCACCACTTTTATATGCAGATGCTTTTTTAAATTTACGGTCTGCTATACGAAGGCATCTATCACGTTTTTTCTTTTTTTCAGAAAGAACAGATTTAATTGTTTCTTTAACAACATGTTTATCCAGGAGATGTCCTAAATCTACTTGAAACAATGTTTCATCATCTATTTCAATTTTTTTTTCTTGGAGAGCCATGTTATTGATAAATATGTTAGATTATTTAATTTTTAATCCTTCTAAATATTCAAGTCCTTCTTGTAATTCTTGTTTAAGTTTTTCTTTATCAAACCCACCTTTCCAATTTTCTTTATCACCTCTTTCAGTGATATATCCCTCACTAGTTTCATTAAACTTTTCCTGTATAAAAGCCTTATATTCTTTTTGAATGTTACTTATATTTTGATTATGCATATCATTAAAATACTTTTCTGCTTTTCCTTCTTTTTTAAGTTGGGCTTCGTAATCTATAACACAATGGAAACATTTTTGGTATGCTGGAAATACTTTTTTATCAAGATGTTTTTTCATTAAAATATTACATTCAGGACAAAATAAGGGCATTTTACCCATTTTTCTGAATTTATCCATTTTAGTAATATTTTGTTTAAGCCCATTCTTAATAGTCCAAGTGCGGCCATTCTCTTTCCAAACATCACCTTCTTTATGGTGTTCATATTTTTTAGTGTAACCAATCCCTTCAGTTGTACGAGCCTTAGTATCACCCGTAATAAGATTACGGGCACGTTGAACGTCTTTTTTAGAGAATTCTTTTTTTAGAATATTATCATTCATCTTTTAAAACCTTTTATTTGCTTTTTAGTTGCTACATCCATCATAGTTTTTAACATAGTTAATCTTTTATTGATTAAACCTTGCATTAGTTCAAGAGTTTCAATGTCAAATTCGTCATTGATAGTATTTATAAAATCTTTAGTTTTCATTTTTTATTGATTTTTTATTGAATCTTCCCAGTTTCTGAAAAGTATATTACCATTTTCGTATGCTTCACGTTCAATTCTATCTAAATTTCCATCTTCATTAGTGTTGGTAGTTTGGTTGTGGTTTAAAGTACCATTTAAATTTTGATGGTGATGAATTAATTCGTGTGCATATGAACGTAATATATCTTTGGGGTGTCTCCCCATTGTGTATAATGCAACTAATTGGGTATTAGGATCATAATAAGCTGTTCGACCTAGTAAATCATTAGCATTTTCAATGTCATTACTAATAAATTTAACTTTAGGGTAAGGACGAAGATTCAAACCATTATTTTCCATGTATTGAGTTAAAGAAGCAATTGAAGGAGTTAAATCTTCTTTTAATATTTTATAGCCGGAACCATATGGGGATGATTTTTGATTATGATTAGGAGCTGTATTTTCATTTATTGTCATTATAGTATCATATGATTTAGATTTTAAATCATTTAATTGACCTATAATATCCGCTCTTCGTAAAACTTTAAACGCTAAATTTTCTACGCTATATTCACCTCCTTTTTCTAGGCCTGATGAGCGCATATTTCTTAAACGTTCTTTGATTTTGTCTACTTTAGTAATTACTTCTTCGTATTTTTCTTTATCATACAAATCCTGTACGTCTTCTGTTTGGGATATATAATCTTCAGCTTTAGTAGAAATATCATCTTTATCGATCATTACTTCCTTTTTCTTAGGAACAACAATCCATTTATCATTTAAAATTGAGTAAAGGCCTGATGCTGTGTGGCTTTCACCCTCATTTTCAACATAAACTTCTACAGGGAAGCCATAAATAGTAATATCGTGAGCATCATTCCAAATGCCTTTTTTAGCCATAAAGTAATTTCTTACAAATTCTTCATCATCATCTACATCTGAAAAATCTAATACTAAGTGAAGATCAAAGTCTGAGAATTTAGACCAGTTATAGTTGGCTAGGCTACCTGTTAACTTAATATCTTTTAATTTAACATTTTCAGGTAAATCTAATGATTCAAAGAAATCTTGGGCAATTTCAAGTAATTTTTCTCTAACTTCAGGTTTTAATTTTTCCCCATCCCAAACGTCTTGAACTAGGGTATCTTGAATATCAAAGCTATTAATTACATCTGTTGGGATTACCTCTAAAAGGAATTCTTTAACACTTTTCTTTTGTTTATTTAGACGTTGTGTTTTCTTTTTAGAAGCTTCTTTACGTTTTGTGATATAGTCTAAAGCGGATTTTAGACGTTCTTTAACCTCAGGTTTTTTAGATCTACCATATGCTGCTCTAACTCTTTGATGTATTAAGTTTATAACCTGAGATTGGCGAGCATGAGATTTATTTTTAAATGAGGTTTTGTTTAAAGTATCAACTATATCCTGTCTAGTAGAAAATTTAATACCTACTGTATCTTTAGGATCTTCATCTGTGTATAACCTTCTGCCACTACCTTTTGGTTTTTTACCTGTACCTTTTTTAGGATCAGCTTCATTTACAGTGTTAATACCACTTCCAAAATTAACATAATTAGTAAATTGAGCAGTATTACTAACTTGGGATAAACCTTTTAATACTATTTGAGCTGTTTGTTTACCTTTATTAGAAAGTGGGGAAGGAGTCTCATTATCTCTTAAGGATTCATAATGAAGTTTAACTTCTTTTAGATTACCAACAGTATCAATGTCACCTTTTTCCATAGCTACATCAAGTAATTTTTGAGTATAACCAATCATGGCTGAGTAGAAATCTGTTTGTTGTCCAGGTTCTGCTAATTCAATTCCTGTATCTATAATATCTTTTGCTACTCCAGGATTGGCTTGAAGGCTACCTGCTACTGATAAAAGGATGGATAAGGTAAGCATACCTTTTCTTCCATATGATTTAATTTTTTCTTTAAGTTTGTTTAAATCTACTTCTTGTAAATTATTTACTTCACTTAAAATATCATCTACAATATCTTGTTCTTTAGAAGATAACCCTTCAAATTGAGCAGAAGGTAAATTCTTCTTAGCCCAGTCTGTGTATATTTTTTTTACTTTAGCTTCTTCATCAGAGGATAACTCTTCTGCTCTTTCATCTAAGAAATCATCAATTGCCTTAGTTAAAGTAATTTTTTTAGTTTTTGCTTTTTTATATAGACCTTGAACAAAAGCAGGAATTTCATAATCTAAAGTAAGATAATCATACAATGGGAGATCATCTTGATCTACCCCACCTGGTTTCATTTCTTTATTAGGATTACGATATTGAGAAACGTGTTCTAATTCATGTCTTACGGCATCCTTAATTTCGGGAATTAATTCATTATATGCTGTTGGGAATGAATCTGGGTTGTAGTTAATTTGGATTGCTATTCCATCTCCATCACCAGCTGCATTTACTATAAAAGGAATAGGACCTAATTCATCAAAAGGTGTTGGGTAAAAATAGGTTTCCAATTCAAAGGTATCACCATCTAACTCACCTGCATCTTCAAATGTTGTTTCAAACTTTTCATCGAAAGTATCTTTAAAAACATTTACTACCATACGAGATATCATAGTAACTTCAGCATCATATTTACCTTCTTCAAGTGGTAAAATAGGTGTTTGAGATAAAAAATTTTTCTTACGCATAATAGTTTTAGCAATAGCTTTATTTGCTATTTTCATAAAAGGAATATTAATATTAGTTTCTTTATCCTTAGCTACTACTTCTTTATATTTTTTTAAGAATTCAATAAATTCGTCTTTTTTATCTGAAAGTTTTTCGAAAAAATCTTCTAACTCATAAGGTTCTATGTCAGGGTAATTTCTAGGATCATTTAATCTATCAAAAAAATGTTGACCTGAAAGATCTATATCTACGTCGGGTTGCATTTTATCGTCTGCAAAATCTTCTATAAATTCTACTTCTGTTTCATCAAATTCAGGTTTGAATGAAATACGTTCCTCTAATCCTAACGTAGCTAATTTAGTATAATATTGGGGGTCTTCATCTAAATGATCTAAAGCAATTTTTAAAGCTATTTGGGGATCATCAGTATGTTCTTTTTCTACTTCAATCCCTTTCCTTAACTCTTCTTTATCATATTTATGTTTATATTCTTTAACTATATCCGTAAGCATATCCCAAATTTCATCTATTTCAGGAATATTTGGGAGAAATTGAGCAAATGTTTCTTTATCTTTAGCTAATAATGCTTGCCTAGCCTTAGTACCACTAACTGAGCCTCCTGTTATTATTTCTTTAACTTTAATATTAGAATAATCACCTTTACGAAGGGATTTAGTACGATTTGCTATGTCTTGAAAATCATTCTCATTACCTTCTCGAGCTCCTATAAACCAATAAACTTCTTTATCAGGATTTTTTTTAGCATAAGAATATATAGCACCGATAGGGGGTTTATTATCTGGGGATGCCATTACTCTTACTTTATTAGGAAGAGATTTTTTATATATATTCCAAATAGCAAGTGATTCTTCTTGACTAATTGAATTTCGAGTTCCACTACCTACTAATATAATAAAAGCATCCATTTCAGGATTTTCTTGTAAAGCACGTTTTACTACTTCTAAGTGACCTGATGTAGGTGGTTTAAATCCTCCCCCAAACATTCCGATTATTTTTTTCTTAGAAGATTCGTCTTCACTTATAATACCTTCTATTAATGCTTTAACTAAATCGTTCATGCTAAAAAGGATTTTAATTTAGATTGTGCTTCTTCAGCTGATACTGAATTGGTTACTACATTTTTTATAAACTTATCGTTTAACATAGTTTTTATTTCTTCAGCATCTTTAGCTTTACGAGCATCTGAACTAGCTTGTTGTTTAGGTGTTTTGAGTTTAGTTCCTTTAGGTTTAAAAGGATCAAGATATGTTTTCATTATATCTTCTAAATCCGAGATTTCTTGGTCTTCTAAAGTATTAGCTACTGAAGTGAAATTAGAACCAAATAGATCTTGATAAGGTTTAAAATTTTGAGTTACGTCTTTCCAAGTTTTCATTACAATGCCTGGGGCTAAGCTTCTGTCTTTGCCATCAGATTTTTCATATCTATCTTGATTTTGTTTTAAAGAACGTTCTAAATCAGTATAAACATAAAGCATGAATACTTCATATCCTGCTTCTTCTAATTCAGTTTTTAATTTAGATGTTTGTTTATATGAAGCTCCTGTACCATCTAATATAAAGGATTGTTTTTCTTCAATAGTATTGGCTACATCTTGTTTAAATTCTTTATTAGCTGCCCCCATAGCAATGGCTTGTTGGCTTCTTTCTTCAGGGGTAGCATTTTTTAAATCTAATGTTATATTAGCTTTTTTTAACATAGGGACATAAATGTCATCTACGTTTAATACTTTTAAACCTCCTAAGTCTAAACCCCTTAAGATATATCCTTTTCCTGCTCCGGGGGCTCCTGCTAATATGATAGCTTTGGGTTTACCTTGTATTTCTTTTAAAATATCATATAATTTCATAAAAAGTATTTGTTATAAATATTACAAATCCCTTTTAGCTGTGGTGCGAAATTCTGTAAATGCAGGCTTATGTTTTGGGTTTTCAATATCAAATAATTGTCGTACCGCTCTATAAATGTTAAGGTTTTCTTCTTGCGATCTAGATGATTCGTACATTTCCCATCCTTTACCTTGCATAACACCCTTTTTAGGGCCTCTCTTAGAAGACTTTAACCATAATACACCAGTACGATCTGCTTTTTTACCAAAACATTCTTCAAAACATTGGGCGTAAATAGCTGTTTGTAAATCATAGGTAGTTTGTAAATGGTTAGATGTTTTAAAATCTATAACCCACAATTCACCATTTATTTCACAAACCATATCACAGGTTCCTGCAATTTTAAGTTTATCAGAAAATAAATGAACTTCAGCTTCAATTAATGTAGGTTTATATTCTTCCCAAAAATCAACAAATCGTAAAAACATCTGCCATACTAAAGTAGGATACATAGGAATACCATATTCTAAAAATTTTAATTCCTCACCATTTAGGTAGGCTTCAATCATTTCGTGAACTTGTGTACCTTCTTCACTTGCTTTTTTTACAATATATTCTGAAGCGTATCCTACTTTTTTAAGCCAATCCTCAAAAAATTTACCTTTGGGATAATGACTTAATACATAAGTTACAGAAGGATAATATTCACCATTTCGTTGATAATATCTACCATCTGGTAATGTAATTTGTTTGTGGTCATCAGAAATTTCTAAGATTCGACCGTAGTGCTTTTTTAAAGTACTCATATAAATAATTTTTTACTCAAAAGCCCCGATAAAGTTAATGGGGTTGACTTTTGAATTAGTTTGGTAAAAAGTTCAAATCCCATCTCGCTAGGATCTTTATCATCCATCTCTAACAAATGAACTTCTTTACCTTCATCCATGAATTTTTCACAGAATTTTAAGGATGATTTAATAGCATCACTATCAAGTGCAATATATATTTTTTCAACCTTAGAAGAAACAATTTTTTTCATTAGGTTAGTTTGTATATTTTTTCCTAACAGCGGGATTGCATTTCTTTTGATGGCTATGGCATCAAATGGTCCTTCACATAATACCAATGGGCTATTCCAGTTTATAAACATTTCGAATGGCACAATATCACGCGATACTGATGGATTTTTGTATTTACGGAAAGGCTGTTTTTCAAAGCTACGAGCTGTAAAATAGTTTAAATTACCATTAACATCATATGAAGGAATAATAATCATATTTCGATATTCTCCTTCTTCACAATAACCCATATGGTACTTAATCATATCTTCCATTGTAATTCCTCTTTTCTTTAAATAAGTTAAAGCATGCCTAGCCATTAAGCTGGAAGGATTATCAATAAAAGGAGTATATTCTTTGGGGAGGTGAAGATTGTTTTTAATAGTTGTTTCTTCAACAAAAGATCCTTGGGGGATTAATCTTTTAGCCTCTTCAATTTTATCATATGCCTCAATTTTCTTAAGAAGATTAGGTATGGTTTTACCCCTAGTATTACAAACCCAACAATGCCAAGGGTTATGTCCCTTTTTATTTTCTGTAAAATTCACCTCCATTTTGGGTTTGTGGTGTTTACAAAATGGACAGTGGTAAGCATGGTTACCTCTGGATGTTTGTTTACCTTTTCCTAGGACAGAGTCCATTAAAGATACTAGTAATTGATTTACCATTAGGGTAAATATACGAAATATAATTTAAGGAGCAAAGTCTGATGTGAAAAATTTACCTAATATATTATCATTATAATACAAATCAGGATTTTCTAACACTTCAAGTTGAAAAAGATATTTAGTTTCGAGATATGTAAGATGTTTTTTATTAGAAGCTGTTTGGATAATTTGTTTTTGCAAACTTTCTAACGTAACTTCTCCTTTGCTGATTTGGTTTTTGAGGTGTGAATTAGATCCATAATATTTTTTCCAATCACTTTCTTTTTGAACTATTTTAAATGTTTTTCTTCTCCCACGTCCCGTCTGTTCAGATAATTCTACTTTAGTAAGTTTTTTCTTTTGATTGTGATATAAAACTTTTTTACCCACATATTTTTTGCCCTCGGGGGTAATTACTTCATAAACAAATCCAAATGTGTTTTGTGGAAACTGTGATATGTCTATAATTTCTTTTCCATTATATAACCAATTCATATTTTATTATTGTAATTTTATAAAGTGAGAGGATGGGAAAAATCCCCAATCAGAAGTACCTCTTTTCCAATAAGTTAGTTGACCCATTATAACATGGTTTGCATTATTATCTGCACCTGTAATACTTACAGAATTACCTTGAGGGTCATATAAAGTTTCGTTTACTGTACCCCCATTTAATTTATATCTACATTTTAGAGTAGCAGGCCCACTTGTTGCCGCAAATATCTTCATTCCAAATAAGAATACATCTCCTGGGTAGTAACTTCCAGTAATTGTATCAGACATTTCTATGATAATATCAGAGGTACCATCTACATTATCTATACTTCCTTCCCAAAAAGATTGAGAAGTGCTATCAAAGGTTACTGTTCTTTCTCCCGAACTATAATCTAAAGTCCCACCATCAATTTTTCCCATCATCATTCGCCCTCCTGCAATGACTTTTAAGGCTCCTGCAGTAGTTCCACTTACAACCTTACGAGGAGTAGCTCCTGTATTATTAAATCCACCTCCTACTAAATGGGTATCATCATTTACCCCCAAAGCCGCGTTTTCAATTAAACCATCAGCATTAAATGTGGTATGTTCAGTGACGCCCGATCCATTATTAACCTTAAAAACTAATCTAGCAGGTTTACTACTAGCTCCCCAAGAACCTGTTGCTTCCCCTACTATGACTATACCATCAGTAAATCCTGAACCATAATAGCCCTGAAGTGTTAATTGGGCAAAATCGTTACCACCAGCTAAACTAGTATCATCATTTTTTAGTATTAAACCAGGTTTTCCATCTGTAGATTCAATAACCAATGTATTAAAACTATCATCAAAAGTTAATCTATTTGATCCTGATATTGTAGTAGTGGAATTTGCAAATGTTACTTGATTTGCTACTAAATCAACAGCTACAGAAGTACCTGAGGAACCTGAGCTACCTGAAGTACCTGAAGAACCTGATGAACCTGCATCACCACTTGTACCTGAAGAACCTGAACTACCTGCATCACCACTTGTACCTGAAGAACCTGAACTACCTGAAGTACCTGAGCTTCCTGAAGAACCACTTCCACCCCCTGTTTGAGTTTTTACTGAGGTTCCATCTAATACTAAAATAGTTGATACACCTGTAGCACTGTCAAGATCTAAAAGGGTAAGAGGTCCATCTACTTCTAAACTTCCACTTATAGTAATATCATAATCTTCTGAGCCGTTAAGAGCCTCTATTGATTGACTTAATTGGGCCGCAAAAAGAGTTGAACCATCTGCTATGCCTGTATTTGATAATGTTTTTGCCATTTTATCTGTCTATATTGATAAATATTGTAGTATCTGTAGTTTGTGAAGTTGGAAGGGGTTGCGCTAATTTTCCTACTGCTAATAATTCTTGATTATTGTTATATAATCCAACAGTAGTAACAAAAGGAGAAAATGCTGATGAAGTAACAAAATCGTTATAAGTAGCACTTCCTGAATCTAGTATTTTATTTTGTCCTTTAAGTGTTGAGGAAAGTAAACTAGGATTTAATGAATAATTAAATTCACTAGAATTTATAGTACATTTGTATTGAGTTTCTAAAATATCATAAGAAGAACTAAAGGAACAAGTTATTTCATTTCCTTCACTAATAAAGTTAGAAACAAAATTTAAATCATCAGTAGGACCATAAATACTAGTTCCAAATGTCGCTTCCCCATACTCAACACCTCCATCATCACCAGGGGTCCCATCACTTGTAATTATAGCTAACCCTTGGTTATATATTATATTACCACATATATTACTATTAAATATTAAATTTCCTTCACCATCATCTGTAATAGTAGCATTACTACCTGAAATTAATTTGAAGGATTTGGGTTGGATTCTATTTCCATATAGTTTAGAAGCTATTGATATAACTCCCACACTCTCACCACTCCCAGTAGGAAAATACTTAGAAAAATATAAATTGGATTGGGGATAATTAAAAAAACTTCCTGATTCTGCTGTACTAGTTCCATTAGAAGCAGATGTAATTAAAAAATTACCATAATATAAATCTTTAACAGAATTATAAACTAAAAATTTATATTCGGAAGCAATCTGTCCTGTAGTTTCCCACCCTGTGTTAAAGTTAGTTTCCCCCGTATTAGTTCCTAAAAATCTATCAATTCCTTTAGCTATAAAATCTGTGTTACTCTCAATAGTAAAACTTTTATTTACTTCAAAGGGAGAAACAATAATGTCTGAAGAAAGGAATTGTTTGTAGGTGCTCATTCATTAGAAATCTAACTTAACTCGGACAAGGGCTTCTTTTGTAAAATCTTTTTTTAAAGGTTTACTTAACTTTGCTACTGCCAGTAATTCATTAGCATCATTATAAAGACCTACACTTGTTATGAAAGTTTGTGGTGAATTTATAAAACTAGTATATAATACTTCACCAGCTGATCCACTAACAAAAGAAGGATTTTCAGAGTAGTTATATTCAGCATTTCGAGCTCTACAAAATATAAAATCTGAAGTTATATTTTCTTGGCTGTTTAGAGAAAATGCTAATCCTTCTTTAACTGCTTGGAAGATTTTTCGATTATTATTATCTGATGTATTTGAAGCATTTCCTGTATTTAATGCTATACCTCCATAACCCGAAGCAAGGTCTAAGGCTGAAGCATTTAATAATATAGTTCCTATATCTGGAAGAAATAAACCATATGACCCTGATATTGTCATTCCATTAGCAACAGCATCGGTTGCGCTGTCACCACTTCCAACAGCACTTCCTTGGGATCCTGAGACTATTTGATATACTCTACCAGCTTCATTAAAAACAACAGTGGAAACATCATTACTATTATCAGTTAATTTAATAGTAGTACCACCTTTTGTAAGAGTTAGATCCATAGTACCTAAAAACATGTTACCCTTATATCTTGATCTTGCTATGCTAAGGGCATATACACTTTGAGTAACTGGGGTTATTCCTCCAAACTCAAATGAATTATTTTCATCTCCTAAAATAATATTTTGAAATTGTCCATATATTGTAGAGGTAGGAGATTTACCTAATATACCAGGATCATATAAAAGAGAACCTGATCCATCAGAATTTCCGAATGCTGCAGAAAATTGTATAGAAGCAGTTGAAGAAGTATCTGGGTCTTCGTCTAAGATATTTACATAGTAATTCCCGCTACTACCTCCCTCTTGAGTTGAAGAAGTAAAAAAAGTTGATAATGTTGGAGCATTTGATGTCCATGCTCCTGCTGTTATACTATCTGCACTTATTAAAAAATCTTCCGGGTCTAGTCTTTTAAATGACATTTATTATGTTGTTTTAGTTATAGTTACAGGAATAGTAAGTCGAGCTCCACTATCTCTTCCTACTATTTGTAAAGTAGTACTTAATTGAGTATTAGAACCAAATAAAGTATTAACAGTAGTAGCAGTTAAATTAATAGTAGTACCTACAACTGTTCTAGATACATTAGTTCCAACAGTGTCTGTGGAGTTTAAAGTTTGTACTTGTTCAGTATTAATACCCACCCCATTAAAATTACTTAAGGTTCTCACATCAGCTATAGTAGCAGTATACCCACTATTTTCAAATACTTGATTATTACCTAAATAATTTAAAGTTTGAGGAGTAATTGCTAAAGATGCTCCTTGTTTTAAAGTAATAGCAGCAAAACCTGCATCAAGCACAGGCATTTTAGCTGTACCTCGAGGTAATGTTGTTAATTTATACTTTAAATTCTGAGTTGTTTCAGGAAAGGCCTCTAACAAAGGCATATTTTCTAGAGCTTGTCCATAAAAAGCACTTCCTGAAGGATGAGAAGGATTATATAAAGTGTAATCTATTTCATCATCTGCTAAAGCAAATTGTGTTATTCTAAAGGAACCATCTCCTCTAGCTAATAATTCTCTTCCCTTATTAGTTAAAATAGCGTCTATTGTTACTATTTGATTGTTTAAATATCCCATTTGTATGTATATATTTTATAAATATCACAAAATTATGTTTCTATTATACCCGCTTCTTTTAAAGCAAAAATTAATTCATCCTCCCTTAAGCTAAGATTTTTTGAGGGGTATTGAGGAGTAATTATACCTTTAAAATCTTGTTCAACCCCAGCTATATTATCTTTTTTAGTATTAATAAATAAATACCCTCCATTTTGAACAATTCTATAATGGGTGAAATGATTTAATTGGGTTCCTGTAGAACCTTCAATAGCTATTGCTTGAGTATTAACCCCAGGGGTAATAAATAAAGCTAATTTGCTATCATCTGTAAGTTCAGTTTTTATTACTTTATGAACTTTATTTTGGTTATATTCAAACCGAATTTCATCCCCTGTTAAAAATTGAAATGGTAATTGAATGGGGTTAAAAGTATTACCATCATTCTCAGGATCAAATGCTTCACTAGCTGTATTAATTCGTTGGATATATTCTCCATTAGAAAATAAAGTAATATCATCAGAGCCTGTCAATATAGAATATGCTCTATTTAAATCATTTGGATTTATACCAGACCCTGAAATGGTTTGTACTCCTTCCCAATATGAGGATGTGGTGGAATTAACACCCGCAATTAATACCTCACCAGAAGGAGTTTCCTGTTGAAAAGATACTGAGATATTTTTAAAATAAACATAAGTATTAGCATTAGAAGATATTCCTGTAATCCTAAGTTCGGCATACACTTTATCATTTTGTGAAAAATCTTGATAAGGAGTAATTAGATTAAAACTAAAAATTGTACCTTGAGGGGCCGTTGGAATATCTGGAACTGAGAATAAAAAAGGGAATGAAGATAATTCTTGTGCGGGAGTGGCCCCTACAGGGTCACTATATATTGTAATACTCCCCTCAACTGTATTTCCTGCGTACACATCTACAATATAAAGATTTCCTGCTAAATTTGTTCTTAACCTAGTACCAGCATATAAAGTAGATTGTAAAACTTCTAATTCATCCCCATCCCACTCTACCCATTCAGGTCCTCCATTAGACTCAGATACAGCTGTTACAATTGTAGACATTTCAATTTTTTGGGTGACATCATTATATATAGATGTTGGAGTACCTTGTCTATGTGCTGATGATATATTTTGGGCTGTACCTACTAATTGCCCACCAACAGAATTAAAACTCATAGTAGTGATATATTCATCATTACCTTTTCCATATTCTGTAGTAGATAATAATTGGAGGGAACCTATATCATATGTAGATTGTCTTCCTGTTAGGTTTTGATTTAGTACTGTAGCGTTATCCGCTCTAACATTACAATATGCTCCTTTTTCAAAGTTTTGTGTAGCATTTAAAGCAGCATCACCTTCATCCGTAGGTTTAGAAGTATTTAAATTAGAATCAACTAAATATGTAATTCTAAATTGAGTTTTGTCTATAATCTCAGGTCCTGTTGAACCCGCTTCATCAAATACCAAAAAATATTCTTGATTTTGTTCTGCAACGGGTAATCCACCTAAAATTCCATTAATATCTTCTCCTGTTTGGGTAGATAATTGGTTTTGGGCTTGGATTAATTCCTCTGAAGTGTAACTTGTATAATTTGACATTTTTTATCTTTCTATAGTGATGTTATAATCTAAAGAGGACACTCGGGTTCCATTATACCTACTAGTGGTCCATGCTTTTTGGGTATAATTTGAATCTTGAACAGGGGCTTTTAAAGCACCATTATTTTTTAATAAATTATAGTTAGTAGGAAGAACTAAATTACTATTATAATCTACATCTTGATAGATTGAAGACAATCTACTGTTTTCAACAGTATTTAATATAGGATTCGGGTAAATTTCTCTTAAATTTATGGGGGAACCATCATAAACTTGGGTTAACCCACTCCAAGGTATATACCCATTATTCGAACCCCAGGGAGGATTATTTTTAATATCCTCTATAAGTAAAGCCCATCCTCCAACCGGTTGCCAATCATGTTCTACTGAGAATATGTAATTGTTAAAACTACCATTATCAATTTTTCTTTTTCCTGTAATAGTAAAATTTAAAGCAGGGGCTGTGTAAGGTGAAGGGCCCGGGATGAAAAATGTAATTATATCACCAATTCCTAACAAATCATAATACCCCCTAAAATCAAAAACTACTAGACTTCCTGCATCTGTAGCAGCTCCTCCTAATCCAATTGTAGTAATTTTATTAGTATTTACATCTACTATTATACTAGCCTTTCCTCCTAATGGGTTATTGGCCCAATCTAAAGGAAAACTAAAAAGATCATTACCACTAGAATTTTCTCGATCTTGAGTAAATGAAGAAGTAGTTAAAGGATCTGTATTTGGTAAAAATAAAGACCCAGTAGTTACTACATATTCACTTCCACTTAATTCCCCATTATAAAATTCATCTTGAGTAGATTGAGTAACTATAAGAGAACCTGAAAGTGTTTGGGTTTCATAATACCAACTTTGAGTAATTTGAGGAGATACACTACTAGTTAGCATGTTAATATTATCAAATACTCCACCTGTTCCACCTGAAGTAAATCCTGATTCTATAGATGCTGAGTAGTAGGATTGGGTAGTTTCTACTGATGGTGGTTTTTGTTTATTCCTTTCTAAAATGTGCTGTTTTATAGCTACGCCTGTTGATAAACTTGATTTTGCCGGGGCAAAATCTTTAATCATTTTAAATAAAGAGTTATCAAAAAACTTAATTAATCTAATATAATCATTCCAATTATAATTATTATAATACTTATTAAAGTAAGAATCGCGTAATCTATCCAAGTCAGGATATGAGGTGACTGATTCCGATATTTGACGGGGGTCTCCGATATATTCCCCTATATTAAAGTATCCCATGGACGAGTTAATGTCGTCATTGATTTCATTTTGGGGAGAAAATGCTATTTCTAATAAATTTATGTCTTTTGTATAACTTCCACTTTCTTTGGTATAATAATTTTGTTGAATGCTTTTTTGAGAAGACAAAGTATTACCTGAGGGGAGAGATAGATCAACAGCTTTAACCTTTTCAGATATTCTGTTTTTTATACCTGCTGCAGTTTGATCTTGATATATAAATTGGGTATGAGAAGAAAAAAATTCTGGTCTTGAATTCCATATTCTATAATCTGAATCTGCTGCGAACGATTGGGTTATATATGCTGCTGAACCTGTAATTTTAGGGTGAGTTGATTCTGTTATTGACCCTGTTTCTTTGAATCGAGCTCTAAATACTAGATTATCTGCGGATGATGAATAATTTAATCCTTCAATAGAATCAGAATTCATTATATAATCATAAAAAGTACCCTCATTTAAGGCACAATTATAATATCTAATTTCTTGTATTGAGCCTGTAAACCCCACATAGTCGTTACTCCCTATAGTAACATTTGCTCCTGGGATTTCTAAATCTGAAGTAGAAGACCAAGAGGATCCTCCATTAGTTGATGTTGAAGAAGAGTAAAAACCTACTTTAAACCCATCATCACCCTTATAGATTTGATTTCCTGTTCTTAAAGTATATGTTGTTGAATCCTTATTTATATAAAGGGACCACCAATCCCCATTGTAAAAAGGGGCATCTACAGATGTTACTCTAGTAGATCCATCATAATATATTAAACTAGCATATTGATTAGAAGCAGAAGGAATAGAACCTGAGTAGGAAGCACTAGAAAATCCAGATCCTGTATATTCTAAGGCTAATACTCCATTGGTTCCCCCTGTGTTAAAATCAGCTAATGCTACGTAAGTATCTTCATTAGGGATACCACCAGGGTAGTTTAGTTTAAATCTAAAAACAAGAGATTCAGGCTTATCATCAGCAGAATTCCATAAAGTATTTAGACTAAAGGGAAATTCCCCACCATTCCCATCATTTTGGGCATTTAAGCTACCACTAATATCCCAAGCAAAATTAAAAGTATTTTGAAAATAGTCAAAATCATTAGAATTATTTTTATCCTTTCCCCCAAACTCAGATATTCTTAAAACAGTATCAGGGATACCAAAAGTATTAATTAAATTTCTTAATCCTGCTGTGCTACCCTTTTGTTTGAGTAATAAAGGTAAATTATGAAATATTCTTTTATAAAATTCTTTATTTACATCATCTATTATAGTAGGGTTATTTGAAGCACTTACATAAGTTTCAATTACTTCAGAACCAGTAGGGGGTAATAATCCTCCACCTTGATTCAACCCCGTAAAGGACGCAAATAAATTATCTGAAGTAAAGTTGTTTTGGTATAAATTAACCCCCATACTTCTAATAGCATCCGCAACTATATCTTTAGAGATACCATAGATTAATCTGTTATCAGCATCAAACCTATTTGATAAATCTTTAGTATAAACCCAAATATTATCAAAATGCTGACCAATCATATCTATGAATAGAAAGTATTGTACATTTCTGGTGTCATCTTGAATATATGATGGAAGAGAGTTATATAATCTATCTACATTTTCTAAATCATATTCCGACCCAGATATAGTAGCCTGATCGTATAACCAATCTGCAGTTGATATACTTTCTGTTAAAGCTAAAGTATAAGGTTTAGTATTATTAGTTTTTGGNTATATATTATTTGATCCTGATGAGTAATATTGGTATTGTTCAAATTCATCAAAATTTGTAAGAATATTTGAAATTTGAGTTTGATAGTATGCAATACTCCCAGAGCTATCGGCGTTTGATAGATTTTCTAGTTCTGCTATAGAAGCACTATAAGATTGAACTTGACCTACTTTATAATAAAAATTTCTAACCCTTTGTTCTGCAGAAGAAAAATATATAAAATTATTAAAATTAGAATAATCAATATTAGGGGTAATTCCCTTATTTTTTAAGACTCCTTGTAATTCTCCCAAAGAACCAGTCCACGGAGTGCTCCCATCCCATGATGAAGTTGTACTTAATAATTCAGATTGATTTATAAATACTGTAGAATTATTAATTACATCTTGTTCGTTTAAATTAAAATTAGGCCCTTTTAATTTTTTAAATGAGGGTGAGGGTATTATCCTAGCAGGAAAATTTACGGCATACGATACTTCTTCAGCTGTTTGGAGGACAATATTTAAAGTATCTTTAAGACTAAATTGAGTTTCTAAGGGTTCATATAATTTAATTAAAACTGTATATTGTGCTTCACTTGAGGTGTCAATTAAAATATTATTAGCTAAAAATAATTTGTTATTTCCAAAATTTATTTCAAAATCCTCAAAATAAGGAGATTCATTTAATTCAGTCTTAAAATTATTAACTAATTCTTCTAGTTCTATATTAGAAATGTTATTATTAGCTACTCTAATCTCAGTCCTATCAGAAGATATTTCTTTTATATAATAAGGAGTAGATTGAGATGAAGATACCTGATTTCTTAAAAAATTATATATTACAGTATAATTCCCTTGGTCATATCCTTCTTTGATTAAGTCTTTTTCGGGGTTTACATTTACTGAAGAATAAGCATTCTTCTCAGTATTATAATCTAAAGTTATAGTATAATCAATATAATTATAATTTATATACTGTAATAATTTTTGCTCATTATATATAGAAAATTCAACAACATCCGTTTCAGGATTAAATTGAGATATTACATCAAAAGAGGGAATTAAATTTAAATCTGCTTCTGAGTAATTTTCTACTATTGTAGTAGATATTTTATTTACTGTAACTTCAGCCATTTGGTAATTGTTGTGCTAATGAGGCGTTTGCTTCTTGAGTGTTTGATAATTCAGTCTGTGTTTCTAATAATTGTGCTCTTAAAGAATTTACTTCTTGAACTAAAGCCTCTATTTCAGCATTGGTTTGTTCGTCACCTACATACTCTGAACTTTCTTCTATAAGGGTATTATGAGAATTAATACCTGTTTTAGGTATATCAAAAAATAATTGGTTGTAGTATACAAAAAATTGATCAACAGTTATAGTATCCTCCTCTATAGTAATTACAGGGGGTAATAATTCATTAAAGGATGTATCAATTGTTTTTTGATAATCACTCTTATTATAAACTATTCTAGTTAAATTTACTCTTTGTTTAGCCATTTATTATTTTAAAATAATAGTTATTATCTAATATTAAAATCTCATTATTTATAGGTACTTTAAGTAAAATTTGATAATATCTCTCAGGTTCAAACCCATTCATATATAAATCAAAATAACTACTAGTAGCATCAGCACTAATTTTAGTGTAATTATCATTAAATTCTATAACAAATTCATTAGTATCTAAATCTTTTACAGCATAAGAAGATGATTCAGGAAGATAATAATTTGTAAGATATATAGAAGATGTTTGATAAGTTCTTGTGGGAAAACGGGGTCTACAATTAATTTTAAATCTATGAATACTTTCACTTCTAAATGTCCCGGGATTGTTGTCTAAAGAAGCTACTAATTCTGAGGTATTAATTATAGTAGTAGAAGAAGATCCTGTGTTAAATATAGCATCTTCCCATTTAAATTGTAATTCTGGTGGGTAAATAGTGTTAGTATCTATAGAATAGAATTTAATAATAGCTTGATTATACAAGCTTCCTTCTTCATTATTTTCACTTTGTTTAATTATAAAACCATCATTAATAAATCCACCTAAACTATTAGAGGCACTATACCAAGTTTTAATAGTGTTTGTTACATTAACATTTAAATCTTTGTTGCTAGTATAATTATAAATCTGTGACTCAGTCACATTTAAGCCTAAAGATGATCCAGTATACCATGTCCCTCCTCCTGCTACATTTCCAAATGAACCTGTTGAATAAGCTTCATAACCTGAAATAGTCCAAGCGTTAGATCCTGAATATGATTTAAATGCCCAACTACATCCATTATCTGTCTCAGGAGAGTTATTAAAATATCCTGTTCCCATATTCCAAGATCCTGATATGGGGTATATTTCTAATGTAGTATCTGTGTTAAGATTTTCTATATTAGCTACAAAGGTTTTTAGATTTACCTCCATAGAAGAAGTACCTATTTTATTATCTATTAATGAGTCAATTTCATCTTGAGAAAATTGAATTAAATATCTACTTAAATAGGAATCAGGATCAACCATAGTCTCAATAATAGAATCTAACCCTGTATTTCTAGCAGGGTACCTAGAATATATAGTAGTGTCTTTAGTGGGAAATAATTTATATACTGCCATGATTAAAAGGTTCTTGCTCTACCCCTAATATCAGTACTAGGGAATTTAACTTCAAATATACAAGGATCTACAGAAGGATAAATAATATTAGATTGAGTAGCTCCAAGTATATCATACGCATACTGTGAATAATTCCCACCTACCTTATTGGTAATAACAACATTATTTACAGTTTGAACTCCCTCAATTTTATCTAAAAGAATATATACCTCTCTTAAAATAATAGGTTGATTAATTTGTTGATTGTTTATATTAAAAAAGTCCTGTAAAGAGGTAATACATTTATTTATTACTTCATTACTGTTATAGTTGGGTAAAATTATCAAATCAAAGTCTATCCCTATATTTACAATAAAGGCATCTTTAATTTGTATAGAATCATTGGCACTTCTATATTGAGATATGTAAGTACTTAAATTCTTTTTTAAAGTAGGAGAAGCAATAGTTAATTGTTTTTGGGAATTATAAGACAACACATATAAATCTAGCAAAGAAGAAGTTTCTCCTAGAGAAACAGATTCTGCTTTTTCTTTTTCAATATAAGCTTTAGCTATTGTTCCAAATTGAGCAGGAAGACTTAAAGCTCTAGTAAGATAATCTTGGGGGGTAACTGCTCTTAATTGAGCTCCAAAATTACCTAAAGAGTTATTTCTTATTTCTTCTACCGAATCCCCATCACTTCCTCCTGTTGCGGCAGAAGGATTAGTAATTAATAAAGAATTAAAAATGTCTTGGGCAGTACCATTTGTTAAATTATCTTGTTGGAATTTAACTGTCCCTGTTAAGGTATTTAATATGTTGGATTCAACATTTGAAGTAACTCCTCCCCCAGTTAAGTATCTAATAGTTAAGGTTGTATTAGAGGGTGCAATCCCATAAGTATTAGTATATAAAAAGTTTTGGGGGTCAAAAGCAGTTTTTAATTTATTTTGAGTATAAGGTAATCCAATCCCTATATTTTCGGGATTTGGTGTAATTTGCTCATTAATATCATTAGAATTAGTTCCTGCCCCAAATTGGATATCTAATTGAGTTTTTGATTTAAATCTAGTAACAAATCTCCTAGGAACTTTTTTAAGATTTAACAAATATGGTACTTCTTCTATATCACTAATAGTGTTAGGATCATATCCATATGGAGTTTTATTTTTTATTGGGTTATAAATTGTTTCTTGCGCTAAATAAGGAACCTCATACCAAGTATTACCATCACTATCAATTATATCTAATATACCTATTATGTTAGTATCATTTATTGTAATAGTGGGATAACGTTCAACATTTGTAAATGTTTGAGTTATAGTATTAATAGTAGCTGATTTTGATTTACGTGTCTTTTTTAGAAGAAAAGTATTTACATCTGCTCCCCCATTAGTAGTAGTATATACACTTATTTCTGTAGGATCTAAAGAAGAGGAAATTGTGAAATCTATTGGATCCTCTATTAAAAAATTAATGTTTGATCCTAAAGTAGATGAAATCGAAGAATTTTCATCTATAAGTAAGGCATAGTCAAAATCTGGGACATCAGTGCCCCCCTCATCTTTAGATGGGATTTCTTGGAATACCTCTATGTCTACTAGAGAAGGAGTACTAACTTTAGGGGAATAACCCATCATATATGCCAATTCATATAAATTAGGTTCCTGCCTAGCATATTGTAAAAATGTTTCTTGGACTTGATTGTCCAAATAAAAAGATAATACATCTCCTACATAAGATGCCATCTCAATAAATAAAGCCCCAGGAGAATTTTGGCTAAAGTCATTATAGGTAGAAGGAAAGTAAGTTTGAGAAAAGTTAATTAAACTATTCCTAAAGTCATTAAAATCTCTATTAATATATTTTATATCTTTAGTTTCAGCCATTATAAATTAAAGTTAAGTTCTAAATTGTCTTCATTGGTATTAAATACAGTATAAGACATATTTATATTTAATGTATTATTATCAATATCTTCCAATACCTCAAGATCAGTTAAATATACCTCAGGAAAATAAATAGATAAATCATCTTTTATTCTTTTTTCTACTATTTCAAAAGTATTAGTAGTAATTTGTTCAAATAGTATATTTTTTAATCCCCCTCCATAATCTGGGTTTAGGGGTCTTTCCCCTGGGTTAGTTGTAAACCATATGATTAGATTAGATTTAATTTGATCCTTAGTAGTATAATTTAATCTAAATGGAGTAACATCTCCCACTCTGGTTTCATCCGTGGCCGAACCAGAGATGGCAAAGGAAGAAAAGGGATATGCAATCCCAACAGCATTTCTTGGTTGTTGATCAATAGGAAATATGTTGGTTTGCTTAATTGCCATTATTTGTTATTCATTAGTCCCATTATCTGGTCCATATTAACTTCTCCTGNNGGGAGNTCCATNCCAGGTGCTCCTCCTTGGGGGTTAAAAGGNTTAGGNACATNNTGNGATGTNANTTGNGNTTNCATNTCTCCCATTATATTTTTGTAAGCTNCTCTTTGCTCTTTAGAACCCATAGAAGGACCATCATTAANTTTTTGAGGTTGGGTATGTTCTATAACTTGCTGTTTAGGAGAACGAACTGCTTCAAGAAGAATATCTTTTAATTCTTCCTGGATAGCTTCCCTGACAGCTTGTTTGATTAATAATTTTAATGCATTTTGTTTCATTGTTTATAAATATTTAATTAATCTGCTCTTAAATTATCTCTATCTATTATAAATTTTAATTCTTCAATAAGAATATTTGGAGTAGAAGTAAATGAAAGTTCAGTTTGAAGTAATGAAATTCCATCAGGATTAAGGGCTAATGCTCTTCTTCTATTGACTGTAGGAGAGAAGGGAATTTCTTCTATTTTAAAAATAAATCCCCTATAAGCTGTATCTATTAGGCTTTGTTCTTCTTCAATTACATCTTGTTCAACAAAGTTTATAATCTCAATAGGAATTGGAATTAATCTTGCTTGAACTTCTTCCCTAAACTTAAGAATTTCTTCTTGAGTAGGTTCTTCTTCATCTGCATCTATAGGGGGGATCGAACACTCTAACATAGATACATCTAATGCTTCTATAGCACAAATTAGTTCCCTTAAAATGTTAGCAAATAATTTAACTGCTATGTTGGCAGAAATTATACCTCCCGTTATAGGGACTAATTTTTGAGCACCATCTGCTTTAAATTTAGCTTTCTCGANCTCANTTTGAGCAGATGATATGCCCGAAGATATTGNCCCAGGTATTGGAAAGGGTGAGAATAGTGTACCTATAGNTAAACTTCTTGCAATTCCTGATGCTACTTTTATAGCCGTTAATATAGTGGTTAAAGTATTACTTACCCCTGATAAAGTGTTAGATACTCTGTCTACTTTGTTATAAACTTTAGTTAATTGTTCTACTATATCATTTCTAATCTTAATAAATTTATCAATTTGGGGTTGAGTTGGGCATACTCCTTCTGTAAAGTTTAATAATATTTCTTTAATTTTGTTAACAGATTTAATTTTTAAATTATTTACTTCTTTATTAATTAAATCTACAAGTTGATTTACACTAGGTAGTGCTGGTAAATTTTCTAAAATACTTTTAGTATTATCTGAAGGTGGTATTTGACAAAAATTACTAGCCATTATTTAGTAAAATTACGGTTTGATTTAGCTCCTCCTTGTCCCGATCTACTTAAAGTAGATTTAACACTATTTAAAGTACCTACTATACTGTTAGCCAAAGGAGTTGAACCTGGTTTGTAAGGAGAAGGTTCTTTACCATAAACAGTAAAAAATTGGATTAAACTATCAATCATAGTATTCAATTGAGTTATAGTTATGTCTCCTTTAAGTAAAGGTTCTGTTGCTTTTTTATCTCCTAAATATATTTTTTCTGAGGCTATGTATGTTTCTTTAGCATCTACATTAACAGTTGTAGGGGTATTTAAATTAATACTTTTATTTGAAGTAAGTAAAATATCACTAGATTTAGCATTAAATACTAATCTTCCTGAATTGAGAATAATTTGATTTTGGGTGTAAGAAGTGATTCCTTCGGGAGTAGTATTATAACTAGAGTAAGAAGTACTAGCAGCTTCTAAACTTAATGATTGGGTTTCATTTAAATAAATAGAAGAAATATCTTTATTTATATCTTCTTTAATAGGTATCCAACCTTCTTTACTAGTATCTACAGGCTGACCATTCCTAATAATAGTGATAGGATAATTAGTATTGCTTTCTATAATACTTCCTAATCTAATTGAATTGCCCCATCTTCCTTCAATTAAATTATCTCCTGCAAAAAATAAAAGGGGATGAGTACTAATTTGTTCATTAAATCCCTCACCTAAATTAATATCTGTAGAGTTATCATAAACTCTTCTTACTTCTTGGGAAGTTCCTCCTTCTGCATTTTGGTAATCTTGCTTAGTGTCCTCACTAAGTTCTTCTGTGGGATCAGGAAGAGCATTATGATGTTGGCTATTCCATAAATTAATAAGGGAAATAATATGCTTCTGTAATATTAGTATTAATTTGTGTTTCTGTAGATGCTAAGAAAACTAAAGATACTAATTCATTTATTAATGGGTAAAATT